TTATACTAAATACACTCTTTTGGGTGTACTGTTTTTGTTTATTTGTAATGTTATGTTGTTTGGTGGTCTTGGTGTCGCCATATGGGGTATACAAATGATTTGGATACCTTTTTGGGCAGCAGGCATAATTAATGGTGTAGGACACTTTTGGGGATATCGTAATGGGGAAACTAGAGACCGTAGTCGCAATATTGTGCCTTGGGGTATTATTATTGGTGGTGAAGAGCTGCACAACAATCATCACTTAGAACCAGCAAATCCTAAACTAAGTAAACGAGGGTTTGAGTTTGACATAGGTTGGATGTGGTTGACTTTGCTTATGAAATTAAATTTAGCAAAAATAAAATGAGGAATTTAAAATGAAAAAATTATTATCTCTAGCACTCTTGTGCTTCTCTTTCAATACCCTCGCAGCTGACATTACAGGTGCAGGTGCGACATTTCCTTTTCCCATATATGCTAAGTGGGCCGAAGGATATAAAAAATCAACAGGTATAGGTTTAAACTACCAGAGTATAGGTAGTTCTGGTGGTATCAGACAAATCAACTCAAAGACCGTAGACTTTGGTGCTACAGACGCACCAGTTAAGGGAGAAGATTTAGATAAAAATGGACAAATTCAATTTCCGGCTATCATTGGTGGCACGGTGCCTGTGGTTAATCTTGAAGGGTTCAAGCCAGGTGAACTTCGCATCACAGGACCTGTGCTTGCCGAAGTGTTTTTGGGCGACATCACTAAATGGAACGATGCGAAACTACAAGCACTAAATCCAGGCAAAAAATTACCAGACATGAATATCACCGTGGTTCATCGTGCTGATGGTTCGGGCACTACATTTAATTGGACTGATTACTTGACTGTGGTCAGCCCAGAGTGGGAAAAGCGTGTGGGTCGTGGAGCAGCAGTAAAATGGCCTGCTAGTAGTTCAGTAGGTGGCAAGGGTAATGAAGGTGTTGCTGCCAATGTAAATAGGGTAAAAGGCAGTATTGGTTATGTTGAATATGCCTATGTTAAAAAGAACAATATGACGTTCCTACAACTACAAAACAAGGCAGGACGTTGGGTCAGTCCAGATGATTTAACATTTGCTGCCGCTGCTGATGGTGCGGATTGGTTCAGTATACCAGGTATGGGACTGAGCATTGTGGATCAACGTAATCCTAATGCATGGCCAGTGAGTTCAGCCAGTTTCATCATCATGTACAAAGAGCCAAAGAATAAAGCTATTAGTGATGAAGTGTTAAAGTTTTTCGATTGGGCATTCAAGAATGGTAAAAAAGATGCAATTGATTTGGACTATGTGCCATTGCCTGATGCACTAACTAAACAGATTCGTGAGCGTGTTTGGACACAAATAAAATAAGGTAAAAAATATGTACATTTACAGATGCAAAATAAACAAAGTGGTCGATGGCGACACAGTTGAGATCGATTTAGATTTAGGTTTCAACATAGTATTGGCCAACCAAAGAGTCCGTATGGCTGGCGTTGACACACCAGAAAGTAGAACCGCAAACAAAGAAGAAAAAGAACGTGGTCTATTAAGTAAGAAGAAATTGGCTGAGAAACTACCAGTTGGTAGTTGGCAAAAGATTCAAACGATGAAGGCCGATAATAATGATGATAAATTTGGCCGTATTCTTGGTGTCTTTATTATGGAAGATGGAACGAGTTTGAATCAATGGTTAATTGATAATAACTACGCTGTTCTTTATCAAGGCGAGAACAAAGAATTGGTACAAGAAGCCCACCAATACAATAAAAAGAAATTAATTGAAAGAGGTGAGTTAAAATAAATGCCTACGTTGAAACATAATTGCGATACTTGTGAATCTTCTTTTTCAATAAATTATAATGATATGGAGTGTGAAGATGCTCCACACTATTGTCCTTTCTGCGGCGAATATCTTATTGAAGAAATGGATTTAGATGAAGACGAATGATGTGGACTTACAAAGGCCAGGAATTTTTAGAAGAGCATATCGGTTCTTCCTATGGTTATGTTTATTGCATTACCAATCTACAAGATGGCAGACAATACATAGGTAAAAAATTCTTTTCTAAAGCCGGTTATAAAACAGTAAAAGGTAAAAAGAAAAAAATAAGAAAACCATCAGACTGGTTGACTTATTGGGGCAGTAATAAACAACTGATTGAAGACATTAAAAACACAGGTGAAGAAAATTTCAAAAGAGAAATACTACACCTGTGCAATACTCGCTCAGATTGTGCCTATTTGGAATTAAGAGAGCAAATGGACCGAAGGGTGTTAGAATCTGACCAATATTATAATGATTGGATTATGATTAAGGTAAGAAAAGACCATATAAAATTTCACAAGGCGAAATAGTAAGGCAATTCTAATATTTTATGTTGCATTGCAATATAAAAATGCATATATAGTAGTGAGGTGCTTAAAAGAGGCCTCAAATTTTTTAATCGTCTAAAGGAGATTTTTATATGGCACAGTCTATTTTTACCCCATTGTATTTCGCTAATTTTTTCGTTGACCAAGTTCAAGACGCAAAAAACAAAGCAATCGAAACATTTGTTTACGATGACAAAGCTCGCAAGTCTTTAAAAGAATTTGTTGAAGCACAACGTACTTTTACTAAAGAAGCTAATCGCTCTTTTGTTGAATTGACAGAATACCTTTCTGTTCAAACAAAAGATGTTGTGGAGAAAGCGGTTAAGTCTGTAAAGATTTAATGATTATGAATATTCTAAAAGCTTTGTTTGAAGCTTGGATTCATTATCGTAATCGCAAAAATTCAGAAATGTATTAATTCTTGAAAAGCATACATAGTTGTATGCATAAGATAAAGAATTATTCTATTATTCAGCGACAAATTAAGGTGTGGAATCCAGTAAACCGAAACGGTTGGTGGATAAAGTTTTCGACATATAAAGGAAACATTTTACTATTATTCACCTCATCAGTTACTGGTCAAACAGTAATTAGGTTTTTTGCTGATGAAGAATCTGCGGTAAAGTTTATTAATTTTGTTATTAATCAGAATCCAGAAGAAGAATTAGTTCATTTTTAATAAACCCGTCCTTGTGACGGGTTTATTTTTGCCACAATAGATTTTTAAACGAGTTATAATGTAACAATGATTATCTATGGTAAAGTACCAAAATCACATTTAAAAGCAATTGCCTATTTTTCTGATAGATTAATTTCTAGGCAACTGGCTAGACATTTGCAAATCACGGTAAGATACAAGAAAACAAAAAACTATTGGGGACTTACCAGTATTGAAGATTATATAAATGACAAACCAAGGCATTTTGTCATTGAGGTCAATAAGTTTTTATCTGAAAGGGAAAAGATAATGACTATTGCTCACGAAATGGTTCATATTAAACAATATGCATATAATGAAATGAATGAAGAAATGACCATTTGGCGTGGAAAAAATATAGATGGTGAAAAGATTCCTTATATTGACCAACCATGGGAAAAAGAAGCATATAAAGTAGGTGATAAGATTTTTGGAGATTATTATGGGGATGTTTGATTATATTCATTATAACGGCCATTCATATCAAACAAAAGACACACCAGCTCAATTACTAGATAATTATGAAATAAGAGCAGTTGGTTCTTTATGGCACGAAGATTATGATATTGAAGTTGTTGAGGACGATAATTACTTTTTAAAAATGTATTGGAATCAAATCAATAAACGATGGACATTTTGTAGTGATTTTACTGGTGAGATAAGATTCTATCGGCATTTAGATGAAACGTATGAAAATTGGGAAGAATATTCGGCCTATTTTCTAAATGGTTATTTAAGAGAAATACATTTATTGGAGAATAATAATGAGTTGTGAATGGAAAGAATTAGAACATAATACGTGGGTTTATTATAACCAAGAAAATGGTCAAATAAAAGGTAAGATAACAACCACGTTTAGAAAAGACACATATATGGCATTAGTAAATGGTGTATTTTTAGGTGAATACGTTTCATTAGAATATGCTAAATCTGCCGTAGAAAATCCACCAATACAAAACAAAACACCAAATCAGCATTATCAAGAAGTAAGGCCATGAGTAATGTAAAGGAAGTAAAATTTACTTTGATTAAATATCGTGATGCAGGACTTCCAACATATACTTTCTTTTGGGTAAACAATAAAAACCACATAATCAGTCCTTATTTTGATACCGAATCAGAAGCAGACGAATGGTTAAATACCAAACTATACCGGGCAATCACTTGACAATCTAATTTTTTTGTGTTATCATAGTGTTGTTATTGGTAATGGATATATTATGAATTTGAATGAATTTTTCAATCTGTTGGCAGCCGATGCAGGCAGAAATTATAAGATTGATTTGCTAAGCAAAAATGCAAACAATGAAATACTAAGGGAAGTGGTGAGGCTCGCATTGGATCCTTTCACACAATTCTATCAGCGGAAAATACCCGCATATTCCCGTGGGCCACATACCATGCCTTTACTTGGTGGCCTGAAGCAACTAAGACACCTATCATCCCGAGCAATTACAGGTAACGCTGCGATTGACCACCTAAAATCTACTCTCGAA